TGTTTGCTTTATTAAAAGAATCAATCCAGATTAACTCATCATCAATTTCAATAATACCTTTAGCAAGGTTTGAGGAAGAGCCAATAGCAATCTCACTACTAGTAGTAGTTAAGCCAGCAGGATTTGCGACATAACTGATACGGTCCTGTCGCAAGGTGTAACCTTGCAGGTTAGACTTGATCTCATCTACCATCTCATTTAGTGTGCTCATTAGCCTTCTCTCTGTAGAACTTTAAATTGTTTTGCAATCTTTCATCATTTGGACTTAAATCAACTGCCTTCTTGCCGTGCTCTACTGCTACTTTCCATTCACCTAATTGCCAAGCTGATATGGCACATAAGTCATCTGCCATATGGCCCCAAGCCCAACCTTCAGATAGGAAATCTGTTTTCTTTTCAGTGATAGTTAATGCTCTAGTTGCAGTTCTAAAACAATCTTCCCACTTAGTCTGTTGGTAATAATGGTTAGCCAGTGCTAAGACTGATTCTCTACATACATACTCATTAATAGATTTCTGTAGATACTCTTCAGCATTATCAGGATCACACTTAGCCATAATGCGTAGTGCATATGAACGCTCTGCTGGAAATACTGAGAACTCTAAATACTTCTTTAAAGTCTGTAGTCCATCATAAAATCTTTTACGGTAGCAATACTCTCTACCAAGGTAGTAGAGCATCCGAGAATCGCCTGGAGTTTCCTCAACAGCCATCTCTAATATATCTAGGTATTGTTCTCTAGACTTATCATTATCTGGAAAATGGTGGATCGTTAAATCTATCTTAGCTTTAGTCTCAGGAATTTTATAGGCACATACTGCCTCGTGTATTGGAAATCTCCAACGATAACCTCTACGGGCGTGAACCTTAGTTCCATCAAAAGATACAGATGGTGTTCCATCATCATTCCAACCATAAACAAAGTTATGTATTGGTCTAGTAATATTAAACTTTAAAGCCTCTGGTAAATCTTTCTTCCAGTCACCTACTAGAACTTCATCCATATCTAGTGTTATGCAGTAATCTATCTCAGGTGGTAGGGCAGCCAATGCTGCGTTTCTAGCATCATCAAAGCGCCAAGGATCTATCTTGATATGAATAACATTAATACCTAAAGACTTAGCAAGTTCTACTGTCTTATCTGTAGAACCAGTATCTGCTATTAGTAAGTAATCTGCATCTTTAGCAGAGTCATACCAACGCTGAACGTGCTTCTCTTCATTAAGAGCAATCGTATATACAGCTACTTTCAAAAGTCACTAACCTCTTTTAGTCTAAGATCAGAGTATGATGGGAACTGTGTCACTAGATTTGGCTGTGCAATCACAGCCTTGTAATCTCTAGCAAACTCTCGTAAACCTATATCTATATACCACTCGTAATCTTTTAGTTTCCCTGCAAAGTATTTAACTCTTGCAGGATGTATACTGTAAGCGTGAGAACCAGTACTCATAACTTGCCTGAACCAGTACTTGTTTCCTATATTCTCTACTTTGCCAGTGCTCTTTGGTAGCAGTGCTCCAAGATAAAATATGTCAGTATCACCTGGTAGGTGTTGAATTGCCTCAGCAAACTTCTCATTAAAATCATCTGTAAACAAAGCATCATCTTCTAAAACAAGAATACGAGATTCAAAGTTTGCTTCTAGAACCTTTTGATGGCTCATAGTTCCTGCAGTTACTGGGCTAATGCCCAACTCTTTACCATCTATAGCTGAGAATCTTTCAAAGGTTATCCCCAGATTATCTAACTGTGTGGATATCTTTTCTAATCTGTCTTTTCGTCTATCAAGATTTATCAAGATGACTTTACTAAAGTAGTCATTGATTCTCATAGGCTTATTCTACAGGTAGGTCTTCCTGTTCAGCTTCAACCGCCACAGCCTGATAGACAGGTTCTGCAATAGTTTCAATCTCTGTCTGACCTGTCAGTTCATACTCACCCTGACCGCAAACATTGCACTTAGTAACCACCTGAGCATCATCATTATTGCGAGTTTCAATATAGTAATGAGAGCAACACTCTGAACTGTATTCGTATCTAATAGCCATTAGAACTCCTTAGTAGTAAAGTAAAACAACGCCGTTACCGCCTGAACCAGCAGTACCTAGTGTTGAGGCTGCGCCTCCACCACCACCACCTGCTCCACCATTACCGCCATTGTTTGCAGAAGCATTTGAGCCTGCTGCTGTATATCCAGCACCGCCACCGCCTCCGCCAAAACCTGTTCCTGTTCCTGTTGAACCTGTGCCACCTGCATAGAAATCGCCTGTACCGCCAGCACCGCCTGTGCCTACACCTGATGTTCCTACTGCACCGCCACCGCCACAGATAAGACCCTGACCACCAGCACTACCTGTACGGTTTCCTGTTGTAATATTATTTCCACCACCACCACCTGATGAAACACCAGCCATTCCAGGTGAATTACTTTGGTTACTACCGCCTGCAGCATATCCAATTGCAGCAAGACCAGCAGCAGGTGCGCCCGTATAAGAAACTGATGAACTTGTGGCAGTTACATTTGTTACACCAGCAGCAGCACCACCTTGAACTGAGTTCTGCCCTCCAGCACCACCACCAGCCATAACCATTCCGTAAATAGATGAAGTTCCACCTGCTCCAACAGCAACAACTGCAGTACCAATGCCACCAGTTCCGACAGTTACTGAGTTTGAAATATAAGTCCAGCCAGCAGAATAACCACCTGCTCCACCGCCACCACCACCACCTGTGGTCTGTGTGCTACCAGCACCGCCGCCGCCAATAACAATTGCATAAACTCTATTGATACCAGTTGGGATTGTTACAGATGAAGTTCCTGTTGCAGAGATAGTTTGTTGCAACTTTAATCCATAAGGAGAATCAGTAAATTGTGAATTGCTATAAATTGATACGCTCATAGTTGCTCCATTTTAATAGAAAAGATAAAGTATTCCTGCGCCACCAGCGCCAGAAGTTCCACCAGCGTTGCCACCACCACCACCGCCGCCTAATCCACCTGCACCACCATTTGTTCCAGAAGCATTAGAACCATTACCAGCAATTCCACCACCACCACCGCCAGCACCATTTGTTCCAGTTCCTGTTGAACCAGTGCCACCAGTAGTTATTGCACCAGTTAGGATGTTGATTCCGTTACCACCAGTTCCACCAGTACGAGAACCAGTTGATGTGAAAGTACCACCACCGCCACCACCCGCTAAACCATTACCACCATTACCGCCAGTCATTGTTGCAGAGCCAGCAACCGAAGCAAGACCGCCCCCACCGCCAGAAATTCCATTACCACCATTACCGCCAGTTGCAACAGATATTCCGTAACCACCACCAGCACCCGAACCTGAGCCACCAGTTGTTGTTGTTGAAGTACCAGCAACACCGCCTGGTATTCCATAATAATTAGTTGCGCCATTACCAGCAGTACTAGAGTTGCCACCACCACCACTGCCGCCCAATGTTCCTGATGTGTTTACTCCACCACCACCACCAGCGATTACATTCCCGTATCTTGTATAACCACCGCTACCGTTTCCAGTTCCACCTGCACCAACTACGCAACTAGAGGTAGCTAAAGTCCAGCCCCAAGCAACGCCACCAGCACCACCAGCGTTTGCACCACCACCACCAACTGCAATAGCATAAACAAAAGTTATACCAGCAGGAATTGTTACTGATGTATCGCCAGCGTTTTTAGTTTGTTGTAAGCGTAATCCGTAAGGCAAAATAAAATGTGTGTTTGCAAAAGGGGTGTAGTCAGCACCTTGCATACCAGTAGATACTTCACTACCTGCTTGACCTCTACGGTTTGGATTAGCCATTAGGAAATCCTGTTGATATATCCTGAAATTGTAATTACTGAAGCGGTTGCTGCAAAGGCATAAACTGTATTTGCTGCTGCACCTGTTCCTGTTAAAGGTAATCCTGCAACGATTAAAACATCACCTGATTGTGGAGAAAGAGTAATTGGCTTAGCGTGTTGTACTGCGCCAGTTCCACCAAATTGAACGGTAAGTAATACTGGAGAGGTAGAAGTATTATTAGCGTATAACCAAACCTCATCAATGATGGTAGCTGAAGTGCCTGTGGCGTGGATAGTTGTACCAGTAGAAGCTGTTTGAACAACTGTGATCGGCTGACCCTGTGTTGAGCCTGAGAGAATTACCTTGGTATATGTGGCCATTTATCTATCCTTATCCGAATACTTGCATTGAAATTACTGCTTGGTCTGTGTCGTAAATTGCATCAGCACCGGTTGGACCAGTAGCTCCCGTAGCACCTGTCGGACCAGTGGCACCTGTCGGTCCAGTTGGGCCAGTGTCTCCCGTTGGGCCAGTTGCTCCTGTCGCTCCAGTAGACCCTGTAGGGCCAGTAGGACCCGTGCTTCCTGTCGGGCCAGTACTTCCTGTGGCTCCAGTACTGCCAGTGGCTCCTGTGGCCCCTGTAGGGCCTGTAGGGCCTGTGTTTCCTGTTGCACCTGTTGCTCCTGTCGGTCCTGTTGGTCCTGGAACAGTAGAGTCTGCTCCCGTTGGTCCTGTTGGTCCTGTAGGACCTGTAGAACCAGTTGGTCCTGTCGGTCCAGGCACTGTGCTATCAGCACCAGTGGGACCTGTCGGTCCTGTATTTCCTGTGGCGCCTGTGTTACCAGTTGGACCAGTTGGTCCTGTAGGACCTGTAGCCCCTGTTGGGCCAATAGGTAGAGTTAAATTTAAAGTTTGTGTTGGGGCAGTGCCAGTAATACTAGCTCCTGCTGTTGCTCCTGTACCTACAGTTCCAATACTTAATGTATTGGCAGGACCAGTTGGTCCTGTAACACCTTGTATTCCTTGTGGTCCTTGATCATTTGATAATACAACAGAGGTCTCTGGTTGTGACTCAGCTATAACAATAACTTCTACAGCACCAGTCTGTGGATCAATACTGACAATTGTGTTATCGGTAGGACTTTGTGAAACTACTACAGTTGTGTCACTCATACAGTAACGCCTGGTACTACGACAAATCTACCTTCCAATAATCTTGTAACTACTGATCCTGAGTTTAAGACAAAGTCATAGGCGTATCGTGAAGGGTTAAAATCTGCAGTAGTCGCAGCACTAATACCTATAACCACAGTTCCTGCAACTCCACCAAGAGTAATTCCATTACCATTAGTTAATACAAGTGTGGTTGTATCAGAACCAACAAATGGTCTAATAGTCATAGTTGCTGTATAGTTAGTTAAATTCCAAGGGACATTGCCAGTTTGAATAGTAAACTGAAGACTAAATGTGGTAGCTTGATTACAAACAATATTATATTTGGCGGTCAACTTGATATTCCTCTCAGTGCTTCGGCAGCAGGTAATCCAGTAGTTGTTGCTAGTAGATTACAGACACCGTTAAAATCTAGGAACTCTGCTTTATTTGATAGGCCAGCAATCTCATTAAGAACACCGACAGTATCGGTTAGTGTTAATGTTACTGATCTTTGTGCAGCCCACTGACGAGCAGCGAGTGCTTGATCTACTAGATTGCCAACAGTTCTATAAGTGCCACCATTGGCTAGACGATTTAACTCATCGTTAAGAGTTGTACCTGCTACACCTAATGTCACTTAGTTCTCCCTACTTCTTTTTCTTTTTAGCTACTGCGGCGTTATCAACTAGATTTGGATAAGGTCTTCCGGCAGCTTTGGCCCTTGCCTTTGCAGCACTCTTCTGTGCTGGTGTTAATTTCTTTGATGTCTTCTTCGGATTCTTTGTGTCCCAAAATGCTTTCTTCCTTTTCATCGGCAACTACAATCCCAAGCCCGTAAGGACTTGTTTATTCTAGAGTTTGGATCTCTTGCTGTCTTAGCAGAGGTTAACTTTGATTTCATTCCACACATACGACCACAAAAAGATTTACGTCTAGCAGCAGACTTAGGTGATCTCTTAGCCTCAGCCTTTTTTACTGGTGCTTTTAGATTCATACCTTGTGCTCTGGCAGAGGCACGACCTTTAGCGTTCAATCCGCCTTTAGGATTCTTACCTTCTTTTCGTTGCCAAGCTGGACTCTTTGCCATAATCTCCGTACTTTCCTAAGATAGATCTAATAGTCCCGTTCTTATTCAACCGAACTATTAGACCGTCTTTAATTTGAATAGGATTAAAACCATCGTGGCGTTTATATTTGCCAGATGACATTACTTCTTTTTCTTCTTAGACATTCCTGCTTCTGATAGAGCGATAGCAACTGCTTGCTTCTTTGACTTAACCTTCTTGGCAGACTTGCCAATATTAAGTTCGCCCTTTTTAAACTCTCTCATAACCTTGGCGACTTTCTTAGCGCCTTTAGTTTTCTTCATTGCTGAGGTGCTTCTTTACCAGGAGCGCCGGTTTCAATATCATCGTATGTTGCATATCCGCAACCGCAAGTGGCGCACATTACTTCTTCTTGCCCATCTTCTTCATAACCATTTTCTTGTCAGACTTCTTAGCCTTCTTACCCTTAGCACCCTTTTCAAGAGCCTTGTAAGAGTTCATTTTCAT